GTTGAGCAATCAATCGACGAACTGTGGGCCGAATACAAGGCGATTCAAGACGCTAAAGAGCGCCGCGCCTTCTACACCGAAAACATAAAACCTCGACTGTAATATCATGCCCACCAACCAATTAAATGGAATCAATCTGGCGCAAATAGCCGAGTCCACATTGGACTATATGAGTTATGAATTCGCCCCATTGAATGCCATTACCCGAGATTTCTCGGAAGACATCGCCCAACAAGGCGAATCGGTCACCACTCGAGTTCCCGCGTCTGTGAACGCCGTGGATTTGTCAAGTGGTTATACTGCCCAAAACTCCGTTACAACTGCGAAGCCTATTAACCTCGATTCTTTTTTCGGGTATGTTTACGGGTTCAGCGATGCAGAAGTTTCTAAAGCTGGAAACTTTGATTGGCTTAAAAACATCTTTATGGCTCCGGCTCTTGAAGCTGTTCAGAACAAGCTGATGGATAGCCTCGGGGCGCTGATTACGACTTCCACATTTACCAACACGCCGATCACACAGGCAGCAAGCGGATTTGATGCCGATCATGTGGCCGATCTCAGTGCGAGTCTCAGCAACCAGAAGGCCCCCCGTTCGGAAAGATCACTGGTCTTGGGGAGTTCTTACGTCGCAGCACTACACAAAGACACCGCGATCGTTGACGCGTCCCAGTATGGAGATGATCGAGGAATCAAAAATCATGCTGCGATGCGTGTTCACGGGTTCGACATCTACGAATACAACGACATTCTGGCAAACGGCACCAGTTACGTCGGCGGATACGCTTTGCATCCTTCGGCTTTGATTATGGCCGCCCGCCAACCTGCGACACCTTCAGACCCCGGTCTGGATGTGGTTAACACGTTGACTCCCAATGGGATGCCTATCCAGTTCCGGTCGTGGTATGATCCCGATGGAGGTCTTTACAAAGTCTCTCTTGGTGTTCTTTTCGGCGTAGCAGTCGGGAACACCAATGCGTTGACCATTGTCAAAACGCAGTAGTTTAAAAAATTAACATATGGCAAGTAACACGTTATCGGGGATCTCGCTTGATGCGATCGCCGACAAAACTCTAGACGTTCTTTCGAGTCGTTTCTTTGAACTTTCACGGTTCACAAGGGACTTTTCGACAGACATCAAAGACAAGGGCGCGTCTGTCAAGACGAGGCTCCCCGGTAACGTGTCGGCTGTTAATTTGGATAGTGGTTACGTTGCCCAAAATTCAAGCACGACCGAAAAAATAATCACACTCAGCGAATACCGCGGATATGTGATCGGGCTAAAAGACAAAGAAGTCAGCTTTGCAAAGTCGGTTGAATGGCTTGAAAATATTTTAATTAAACCGGCCGTCGAAGCTACTGTTCGAAAAGTGGTCGACGACTTGTTAAGTTTGGTCACGGCTTCGAGCTTCACAAATGCCATCACGGTAACGGCACAAAACTTTGATTCAGACAATCTTGCCGATGCAGCCGCGACTCTCTCAAACAACAAGGTTGGAAAGTCTTTGCGATCCGCTCTTGTTGGCTTTGATTATTTTTCATCACTGCAAAAAGATGAAGTTCACGTAACGCCGGCCAAGGCATACGGAGGCCCGCAAGCGATCCAAGATCATGACGCGCACATGATCCACGGAATTGATGTGACCGGTTACGAGGGTATCCCGTCCAATAGTGAATACCTCGAGGGAATTATCGCCCATCCAAGCGCCTTGTTGATTGCAGCAAGAACCCCGGCGCTTCCTCCGGGTCCAAGGGTGGACAGCGTGAACCGAATCACCGAACACGGGCTTCCTCTTCAGTTCCGCCACTGGTATTCCCGCAATTTAGGCCTACACAAAATCAGCGTTTCGGTCCTTTACGGAACAAGTGTCGGCTTGGGCGATAGCTTAATCAGAATCAAAAGCGCATAAATTTAAGAAAATGATAGTCAAACCATCCTTCACGATTGGAATCAAGGAATCGGGCGAAATCGACATTTTGAAGATCGGGTCCGCCGAGGATTGCAAGGAGACCTTGCTTGATGAAACCAAAACCCCATCGGGCAAATACGTTCAACTGCAATATTACAGAAAGCCTCCGTATAGCAAGCGGCGCGACATCAAGACTCAGGCCGCGGAGGCAACACCCAAAAAGAAACGCGGACGCAAGTCCGAAGAATAATCATACCCGTCTCAAGCTGGCTTGACATCGCCTCGTCTGCAAATGCGCGGGCGAGGCGTTTTTAAATAATGGCAACCTTACGGCTAAAAGAATTTAGAAGCGATTACCTTTACGAATTCGCGTGGTCTAATGCCATTGATACGTGGTTCTCGATTGATCCGACATCTGATGGGCAATACATCGAACTGCCTGTCGACGGAACAAATCGAATTGTCGTTCGGGTTACATCAAATCAAGCTGAATTTGGCGCGAAGGCTTATTTAATACAAAAAGGCATTTTTAACCCGATCATTCCGGGCACGGTTTGGATAAATTACAAATATGTGTATCTGAACGTTACCGATGGCTCTGGAACATTTCGCGCCGACTCCTACGCCAACAACTACTCGGACCCGGCTCATGCCTTGGTTGAATCGGGCTCGATTATCGACCTTCAAGCTTTCAATCAGCAAGTCGATCTCGAGCGGCAAATCGGGGTTGTGTTTGATTACAACGGGACAAAGCTTCGGGGCACAACAACAAGTCGGACTGATTCAAAGAACCTCGAGCCCGGCGGATACCTTGAAAGCTTTGACGTTGTGTTGACCACATCACGCGAACAGTGGGTCAAGGCTGGAACAAACCCAATCCTCGGCGCATCGGTTGCCGTTGCGGGCGTCAAATACCGGATTGCAACAATAGTTATTAACGGGGGGCACTTCGAGCTTGCCCTGTCAAAGTATCGTGGCGGTTGAATTTTCAATTGATACTCGGGAGTTTCAAGCTGCCTTGAAGCTTTACATGAAGTACACGAAAAAGACGCTTGCCGAAGCTGTCAATCACCGGGCGATCAATATTACGTTTAAGGCAATCCAATACACCAAAGCCACGACGCTCGGGAAAATAAAGCGAGAAATGTGGCGAACAAGCCGCAAACATCCCGGGGTTCCTGTCCTTGCCCTTTTGGCAAACAAATACGTCGCCGGGAAAGATCAGCGTTTTGCTGGAAAATATAAGGCACTGAAAAACGCATACGGCCCGAAAGGCATAACCCCCAAGAATACGGAGGATTTTACCGGTAAGATGGGCGCGGCAATGGATATGCTTTGGGATTTAAAACAAAGAAGTCGAGGTTTTATCAAAGCGGGTTGGTTTGGAGCCATTAACGATCTTCGACCGTTTGTCAAAATTAAACGCAAACCACCCAAAAACATCCAAGGGGATGGGGCGGCAAAAAAACTTGGAATGGCAAAGCCGGCTTTTTCTGGAATCAACCCAACGGCCGAGATCATCAACCGAGTTAATGGTGCCGTGAAGGTGGGAGCAAAACCGCTCCATCGAGCCATTAAAGCAGACGCCGACGACATGATGGTTTACGTGAGGCGCAAGATGCAAGAGGAAGCCGACAAGTTCCAAGACTCGAAAGCGCGGCATATTTACTACAACCCGATGAATGTATTTCGACGATGAGCATTCGCAAAAAAACCGAAGAGGCTTTTGCCGAGCTTATATCCGAAAGCGTGGCTTGCCCTGTTTATGTAGGCACACGGGGCGAGGTTGCCGAACACCCTTGCGTTGTGGTTGTCATGACTGGCAGCGAAGAAATGCCGCCCAACACCGGAAACGTTTCGGCCGAGCTGGTTGTCTCAGTCCAAGGAACCATCGACGAGGCAATTCAAAATTCAATGAGTTATTTTGATGAGGTCGTCGAACAAGTTCAAGGAGTGTTGATGTTTGACGATTTAGCAAGCGACCTCTCGGCCAAAGTGGCGGATTTTACTTGCATCGGAATAATGGGCCGAACGGGGCCAACAACAGAAATCGACGACGGAGAAAACATGATTGCAGAAGTGTTTAACGTAAACGCTTTGGTCGGACAATTTTAACAACTGAACAAATAGAAAAACAATGAGCGCAATTCAAAAAGGGGCATCGGTTGCATTCGGACACGGAGGCAGCACACAAGCAACAATTCAAATCGGACCAGCAGGAAACGAGATTCCCGTGTTCTTGCAGGATATTAGGGTAAGCAATTCAAGCACTAGTCAAGAAATCATAGACGGAAATGGAGAATGCACCGGCAAGATCTTCTTTGACCAAAGAGACACGTTGACCACAACTTTGTTTATTTCTGGCACAGATGTGGCAAATGCTGAAAACAACTACAAAACAAACATCAAACCCGGTGATAATCTTTACATTGGATCGCCTTGGACTGAATCGAACAGTTCAAATGCATCTAGTGTTTTGACTGCTGAAAGTTACACTAACGGGGAATATAATTACATTATTGAGACCGCCGAAAAAGTCAGAACCACAAGCGGCATTTCTGAATGGTCAATAACTGCTGTGAGTTACGCCACAAACTTGACCACATAATGAACTGGATCACGACCATCGAGCCGGCACCGCATCGAATCGACGGGTTCAACCTTGGACCCCTTCGGTTTGGGCATTGCTTGCTAATGGAGCGATTCAGGACAGACGAGGAAACCGTCTCGCCTTTGGATCTTTGGCGATGGCTTAACATCACAAGCCGAACCCATCAACAAGCTCGCGATTGGTTGACTCGAGACGAGACCTCGTTGTTGTCGGTTAGTCGTTGGGCTTTTTTAACCCGCATGAAAAAGCCGACCAACTTCTTAAAGGTTGCGACCCTGTGGAAGGATTACATCGAAGAGAACACGGCAACGCCGGAAATAATGTCCTCGACGGAAATCGGCGGATCACAAGGGACACCTTACTATCAATCGATCTGGAACTTTGCTGTTACGCGTTTGAATTACTCGCCTTCAGAAATTGCCGATGCCCCTTTCGGGCAATTGCTTTGGGCCTTGCTTGCGTTTCAAGAACAGTCCGGTTTGATTCGTATTGTTGACGACAATCTTTCAACTGTATTTGACAAATTGCGATGCCAACATTTGCCCTCCTAGGAAAAATCAGACTTGAAGGCTCGAAGTGGGTTGCAGGTCTTAAACAAGCAGAAAAATCCGCTGAGGGCTTTTCAAGGAACATTGCCAACAGACTGGGCGGAGCAATCAAGGCGAGCCTTATCGGGTCGATTGTGACGGCTGTCGCCGCGGCCGTCGCAATTGCGGCAAGGCAGCTTTCCAGAGGCGCAAAGATTCGGGATATGGCGAGCAAGATCGGAGTCACGCCCGAACGGATGCAAATGTTCGAATATGCAGCATCTCAAAGCGGAGCAACAGGCGAGCAAGTCATCAACGCGATCAAAGGTTTGACCAAGACCCAGACCCGCGCAAATGAGGTCGACGAAACCGGGGCTCTAAAAAACCCGGGACTGATGAAGACTTTTGCAAAGTTCGGTCTCACTCAAGATGACATGAACAAGCCCGCGGCCGCTTTGTTTCAGATCATTGCCGATCGAATTGCTCAAGGGTTTAACAAAAAAGATCTCGATAATGATTTGCAGATCCTTATGGAGGAAGCGGGTTTCGCTTTGATCCCTGTTTTTAAAGCTAACTTGTCGAAAGCAATGTCCGAGGCGGCGACCGAGGTCGGGCTTGTTACAGATGAGAACGTTCGATATTTAGGAGCAAAAAGTGACCTTAAAACAAAGGTGTCGGCAAAAGTCGAAAACGCTATCGCAAACAGATTTGCGTCCGGAGCACGAAATCTTGAGCGGGCGCAAGCCTTTGGGGGTTTTTATTCGGCAGGCCCGGGCGCAATTCCGCAAGCAGTTATTGAAATGCAAAGAGCGGCAAACATTGAGCGAAGCTTGAAAAACCTTGACGAGCAAGGCGTCAAAATTCGGGAACAATAATGGCAGTTACAAACAAATTTCCATCGGGGATAAACTTGGCCCCGCTTGTTTCAATTGAAAGAAACTGGACCCGTGAAAATGGCTGGTCGTCTGTCTCTACATTCACCGGGCCGTGGTCGGTGATTGATGAGCTTCGGAACAATTCGTCGGTTGTCGGCGGCGCTTCTAATATTAGCGTAAGCAAGGACAAGAACCTTGGAACCCTTCGCGTTTCCTTTCAGAACGACGACAACTCGACGCCCGACGAGTTTGAAGAACAGTCCAACACTTGGACGTTCACCCCTTACGAAAACCAGCGCGACCTTGCCCTTGCTCCTAAATACTATCCGGCCCGCAAATACGAGGAAGGTTTTCTTGACCGCGTAGAGCAAGCCGTAGAGCAATATCGGAGCGACATCAAAACAGCCATTGCGGCGCAGGCTACGGAAAAAGATGATCCATTTTACCTGTTTACAACGGACGCTTTAGGGGCTAGCCAAACAAAGGGCAAGCTGACCCGACCAAGTGCAACCAAAAACGGGATCACCGGGGCTCTTGCTGCTTCCCGCGCCGAGGAATATGCACGGATGCTGCTTGAAGGTTTTGATTCTTACGACACCTCACGTTACACCCTGCGCAATCAAATAGTCGTTCCGGCTGGAACATCGGTGACAGTTTCGCACCTTGGCACCGGCTACCAATGGACAAATGATCAGGTCGTCAACGTTGTTGCATCTGGCAACGCGCCGCTTGCCCAACGGACAATCATCGGCGATCTCACGACATACTTTGGCGGAACCTACTGGTTGAAGAAAGCCCCGACAATCCAGCAGATCAACAACGGCAAGTTCGAGATTTCAACCGAATACGTAAATTATCAAGCGTATGAATTGCCGACAGAAATCAACCCTGTGTATGTGCCGTGAGATTTCGCAAACTGACAAAATTTAGCCCCAAGGCAATCTTGCAAGCCATCACCGAGCTTCAAGAGTTCGTTGCAATGCTAATCCCTAGAGAATCATCGGGCACACTTCGCACCTTTGGCAGCGGAGGGACTACCGTCAAGGCGAGCAAAGTCGCAAAACAAACCGGTTCGACCACTGTCACAACCAGCGGCAACAATCCTAGCCGGTGGGCTTAATTTCACTTTTTCCCCTTACTATAAAAGGGCTCTAGTCGGCTTGACCGAATATGGAGACACTTCCCCTATTTGGGGCGCTCTCCCCTGCCCTGTTAACTACTTCATCAAATGGGAACCATTAAGATAATCGGCTTCGACGAGCAGGGACAGGCTCAAAGGCTTAAAATCAGAATTGCACGCATCCTCGATTATGATCCTGTTACCTCAGCGGAAAAAGAGAACATCCGAGATAGTCTTGGCGTCGATGATTCGTTAAGCGGCGCTTTTACAACCGACTTGACGACCACGCAAAAGCTTGGGGCGGGCACTGCATCACCATCGCACCCGCTAACAGTGGCCAAAACTGGCGATAA